TTATAAAATACCTTAAACAATATAAATATGAAAACTATAGTGAACGAATCGCTACAAGCGTTCCAAATATGTCTACTTGCACCCGGTGGTAATCAAATGGTTACTCTAGGTCCAAAAAAATCAATGCTTATTAAAGAATCCCAAATAAGCAAAATGATCCTTAATTTAGTAAAAAGAAAGATTATCAAAATAAGCTGAGGTTAAAAATATGCCTAATTTCTTCTCTCCCGGTGTTTATACTGTAGAAAAGGATATATCTACTTATCCTGTCGCTGGTAATTCGTCAATAGTAGGTATTGTAGGCTTTGCCTCAAAAGGCCCTACCAATGTTGCCACTCTAATAACATCACCTGAAAATCTAATAAATACATTTGGAAATCCAAGTGAAGATTTAGATGGACAGGGACTAGAGGGTGCATTAGAGATATTAGAAACCACGAATGCAATTTATTATGTTCGTGCAGCAGGAGATTCTGCTACAGAGGCATCTGCCACAATTAAACTCGGAATTTGCCCAGCAGTAGAAGTATCCGGTGGAAACTTTGGATTATCAAATAATTTGTACCTTGCAATACAGGTAACGGATTATAATCAAAATAATTTATTCTTAGAACCTAGAGTTTATGCTATTCCAGCGGGTACAGTTACCGGAGCAGTTGATACCAGCAGTGCTCAATACCTTGCAATGTCCAAAGTAATTGGAGGTTCTTTAGATACAGATAATGTTATATATGGCGCGATAACTCGGTCATTAGGGCATACAATATATGGCGCATATGCAGGACAAACAGCCTCAATTTCAGTAAGTTCTTATTCTGATGCGGATTTGACTATCCCTGTATCAGCAGTAAGACCAATATTTGGTAGTGGTATAACTACTCCATATAGTACAGCTTTTACTGGAATACCTGCTAGTGCCGATGCTGATGCCAGAGGTTACACAAGCTCAATTAAGGTTTATGGAGCAAATATAGGAAGCGTCACAACTACTAGTGGTGTTGCATATTTGATAAATTCACTATACCCCGGAACAGGGTATAATTACTCCGTAGAAGCTGATGGTACTGTTTTAGGTAATTCCATAGAGACAGACTCACTAGGTAGATATTCTAAACTAGCAGTAAATGAGTTAGGATCTGAAACAGAAACATTCAAAGTATCTTTAGTAAGCGCAAACTTTATAGAAGATGTTATAAATGTTGGTTTAACAAATAGAACATCTGATTACATAAAAGGCAAGTTTGTTAGCGGAACTAGCTTGGTTGATTTCGATGCAACTCCAATAACCAATACTAATGGTGGAGATCCAGAACTTGGATTTGCAAACGCATTAGGATTACTATCATCAACACCTATTACTTATGGTGGATACATTTATAATTCAAGTGCTGGTGGTACTTTAGCTGTCGCAGGTAATGGAGGTGACAGTCTTCAACAGAATAAGGTTAGATTACTTAAACTATTAGACGAAACTTCTAACATGAGTGGAGGTACTAATGGTATAGGTACAGCAACAGAGAATGATGCTGCAATCATAGGTAGTGCTGCTGAAACACCAAAGACAGGTATATACGCTTTAGATTATGACGATCTAAACATTTCAATAGCAATCACTCCGGGCAAGAACAGCCAGAATGTACAAAACAATTTAATTACTCTAGCAGAAACAAGTCAAAACTTCTTAGCTTTGGTTGCTCCTCCTTATGGCTCAATCAATACTGTCCAAGAGGCTTTAGACTGGTCAAACGGAAGATCTGAGACTAGAACTGCTGCAATCAATAGTAGCTATGCTGCAATATACTGGCCTTGGGTCAAAGTGTTTAGCACCTTTGATGGCGTAGATCGTTGGTATGATCCAACAATTTATGCTGCAAGACAAATGTGTTTCACAGATTCAGTAGCTGACACTTGGTTTGCTCCTGCTGGCTTCCGTAGAGGTAGATTAACAAAACCAACAGAAGTTGAAGTTAATTTAAATCAAGGAGATAGAGATTCATTATACAGTGGTGGAAATGTTATCAATCCAATAGTAAGTTTCCCTCAAGCAGGAATCGCTATCTTTGGTCAACGCACAGCACAAAGAACAGCTACTGCCCTTGATCGTGTTAATGTTCGTAGACTAATGATTTATTTACGCAAAGCTGTACTCAATAGCACTCAATCCTTCGTGTTTGAGCCTAATGACCCATTCACATGGGAAGCTATTCGTGATGTAATAAATCCCTTGCTAGAAGATATCAGAAGCAGAAGAGGCATCACAAACTACTCTGTAATATGTGATGAAACAACAAATACTCCAGTGAGAGTAGATAGAAATGAGCTTTGGTGCAAAGTAGTTATTCAACCCACCAAGGCCGCAGAAATCATAGTATTCGAATTAAATGTTACAAACCAGTCTGCTAAATTAGGAGCCTGATAGGAGAATAAAATGGCAATTCCAAAACCTTATTTTATAGATAATACTCGTGGGTTAGCTGAGAAGAATAAACTTCCAATCTTATCAACTAACTTAGATTCAGTAAGAGCATATCAATGGGAAGTTCATTTTCAAGGACTTCCTGCTCTTGGCGATAACCAAGGGGGTAAATCTTTAACTTTAGCTGCAAAGCAAGTTACAAATTTAGGTCACTCAGTAGAGGATATTGAAGTACACAGATTCAATGATAAAGTATACTATCCCGGTAAAGCAAATACTGAAGAAGTAAAAATTACCTTTGATAACTTGTATCAACCACAAATGGCTGACTTGTTATACAAGTGGTTCCAAGGAACATATAATCCTGTAGACGGCAAGGGTGGGGTTACCCGTTCTGCTGATGGTACTGCTACAAGACTCAAGGGAACCGCAGTTGTTTTACAACTTGATGGACAGGGAAAAGTAGTAGGTGGAACCAAGCTATATGGAATATACCCAAAAGCATGGAAACTAGCTGAATTTAACTATTCTGAACAAAATACATTCCATACAATAGAAATGTCTTTTAGATACGATTTCGCTGTTCAGTATAATTCTTCAAATATAAATACTAACTACTGATTCTTATGCCAAGAGAAGCCTTTTATATCAGATCAAAAGGTCCGGGAACAATTTTAGATCAATTGTTGGAGCCTTCATCTGAATTAACAAAGTTTGGCAATAAACAAAGTAATCTACAACTTAATAAAAACGCTAACGCAAAAAGAATGTTATTTCTGTCTAATAACTTAGACAGTGTTCGGCAGTATGGTTTTACTGCCGAATTTTATTTTAATAGCCCGTATTCAAATTTAAATGTTGATCAATTAGGTGGGTTCAATGATAGCGGTATTCCTAAATTATCCTTAGCAGTAAAGTCTATTGATCTTCCAGAATACTCAGCAAAAGTTCAACATGTAGCAATGATGGGATTTAGTGGTCAAACTACTAACTATCATGTTGATAAAAAATTTAAAATAAAAGTAGAAGAACTTGTTCAAGATACTTTGTTACATAAACTTAGGACTGTTGGGTTACTACATCAATTAGGAGACTCAGAAACTCAAGTTCTTAGGGGAGAATACAACCCAGATGTTTTTGGAGATTTATCATTTAACATTCGACAAACTCACGAATCTTTTGATCTTAGGGTAACAAAATACACTAATCAAGGAAGTTTTCATAGTGTTTTAGATTTTATTGATTGTAAATTTACTGGGTTTAGACAAAGTTCTTTTG